TTTTATCAGAAAAATTTCCAAGAACAAAACGTGTAATGGATATTAAAGGAATTCATAAAGCACATAAACGTGCTGCTGAATTAGTAGAAACTGACATGTTTTGGGTAGTTGACGGCGATGCAGAAATAATTGACGGCTTTGAATTTGATTACTATGTACCTGCTTATGATATAGACGGTAAAGATACAGTACATGTTTGGAGAAGTTTAAATCCAGTGAACGGTTTAGTTTATGGGTATGGAGGAGTTAAACTACTACCTACAAATTTAACACGAAACATGGACGAATCTACTACTGATATGACTACAAGTATTAGTGATAAATTCAAAGGTATTGAAGAAATGAGTAATACAAGTGCATTCAATACAGACTCATTTAGTGCATGGCGCAGTGGATTTAGAGAATGTGCAAAACTTGCAAGTCGCACAATTGCTAGACAAAAAGATGACGAAACTGAATTTAGATTAAATGCTTGGTGTACTAGAGGACTAGACAAACCCTTTGGCAAAGCAGCAATAGCAGGTGCTAAGGCAGGTAAGGAGTTTGGAGAATTAAATAAAGATAATCTACAAGAACTAGCAAAAATCAACAACTTTGAATGGTTGAAAGAAGAATTTAAGCGATCATATCAATAACTTGTAAAATAGTTTGTAATTTATTTTGATTTATTTTACTTCGTAATGTATTTTGCAATCCGTGATGTAATGGCTTTGGCCAAGAACCAAAACTTACCCAAGAATATCCATTGTGTTCGCTGTTTAATTTAGGCATAAATTCTTTGTTTATTACACAAAGGTATGTGTGAAAATGGAAATGTTCATCATTGCTTACAAATGTTTCTAAAGGTATTGTTTTTTTAATTTCAGGCAAGAATCCAATTTCTTCTTCTATTTCTCTTTGTAGGCCTTCCCATGGAGTTTCAGTACCTTCGTTAGTACCTCCAACTAATCCCCATAAGTTTTTTGCTTTACTTTGTGTTCTATGCAGAAATAAAAATCTTTTTGTTTCAAGAGAATAGAACAATGCTCCACTGCATATAATCTTACTCATAAAAATAATTATCTTATAAAGTAATAGTCCAAGTACCTCTTGGATAATAACCATCTATGGCAGTCTGCCAATAATAATCATTCCAATAGTATTGCTGTCCTGTTGTAACATTTGTAACATATGTAGTATCGTTTGTAGTACTACCGTCCCAAATTATATGCCACTTAGATCCGTCCCATTCAACAATATCATTAGCATCCGCAACAAAATCACTGTTATCAGCATTCTTCCATGCTGCTGCGCCATCTTCGTTTAGGTTTAGAACATACTGGACACTATCACCGGCATTGTACGGCACATCTAATGTAATTAAAAATTTATCATTTACATTTGAACCTGTAGCAGAAACTTCAGTTCCGTTTACATAAACATCAAAACTTGTAACTGTTTGCTCACCTATGCGAGCACCCAATGAACTTCTTTCAATAAAGAAATCTATATCTGTGTGGATTTTATTATCACTGTAAGTTGCTGTAAAGTTTCTGTCTACTCTATAACCTAAAGGACCTAATAGTAGTATTCGAGTACCTACTGTTTTAACAGAGCTAGGATTAAACTCAATAGGATTTACAATGTAATCAACAGACCCATCTGTTTTTGTTGGACCTTCGATAAGTGTATTACTTGGTAATGTGTCAGCATCCCAATCTATATCCATAATGAATGCATCGCCATTTCTAATTGTAAATGTACCTACAATTTCTGAGTTTAATTCCGCTCTACGAATTCTTATTTGACTTATACCAGGCTGATATCTTGCAGGTAGTTCTGCTTCTAAAATATTCAGCCAACTAATTTCGCCTACACGTAATTTTCTATTCAATGCAAGTTGTGCAGTTTCTTCTTGTACAATAATATCAAAGTTTCTATAACTTGTTACAAGAGGATTGGTGTTATCTAATCTACCATTTAATCCAATACCTGCTGTGCCTTGCGTAACAATAGTTCCATCTGGTAAAACTGTAGTTCCACTTGCTGCACCTTGGTCGGTATCAGTTGGTGGATTAAATCCTTCTAAACTAATTGTACCGTTTTCTTGATTGAATATGCTTGTAATAATATCTGTAATAATACCAAGTTTTTTGACTTTGGTAGGAGGAGAAATATATATAGGTGCAGTAAACCCTATTGTAGCAACATCAATATCGTCCTGGGTTCCTACTGGTATACTTCTACTACTAAAATTTATATCTTCCAAATACAGTGTTGTTAAACTTGTCCAGTCAACATAATTGTCAGTTGTTTGAAATTCCAAGTCTGGATTAAACAACATAAAAATTTGTTCTAATATTTGCAGTTTTTGATCTGTACTGGTACTCCAAACATCGATATTTATAGCCAACGTGTAAGGTGTAGGATGCAATCTTTCTACTGTGTATCCTTTTGCTTGTTGAGCAAGATAACTGTTAGTGTCTGGATCAAACTCTTTTTCACGTAAATTTACTTTGCTGACAAAACTACTATCACTAAGTCTTGCTCTATCCATTTGTAAACTTGTAATGTAAACACCAATACGAGGAGCACTTGGCAATTTGTTTTCTGAGTTTTCTCTTATAATGCTGCCAACTTGTCTTGTAATATCACCGTACATACAAGGCACACGTCTAAGATCACCGTCGCCATCTTGATAACTAAAGTTGCTGAATACTCTAATAATTTGCGTTAGATATCTGCGTATTTGTCCGTCATAAAAAAACTGCATTAGTTACTTGCCTTTGCTCTTAGTGCTTTGCTTAGTGCTTGTCTTTCAACAACTTCTTCGCCACCGATTGTATTTACAGTAGTGTTATTGATAAATGTTCCTTTTAGAGTATCTCTAGTATCATCGTTTGTCATAGTTGTTCTTACAGCATCTTCTATTTTCTTCCAGCCGTTGCCATCATATCTAAACAGTCTGTTTGGTAATAGGTCCGTTCTTAAAAAATAAGTACCAGTATCGGCACCTGCAGGAAATCCAGTACCTTGGCCAAACGGCGCACCATTAGGAGGTATACCATCGCCTACTAGATAACCTTGATATCCGTTACCGTCAGGTGTAACAAAAACTGTGTCACTTGTAATAGTGCCATCGACTAATAGGTCTTGATAATCGGTACTTACAATTGCAACTTCTCCATTTTCTTTTACACTCAATGTATAAAATTGGATTGTGCTATACCCGCTTTGATTTGCATATTCTTCTGCTTGAGCAATAACAGCGTCATTGATTTGCATTTCTTTTTCATATGTACTTAGAACATCACGGAGTGTGTTACCTGCTTCGTCGCCTGCATCTAGATCAAGAATATCTTTGTATTCTTGCGAATCCATAATTTGTTTTACACGCACTCTATATAGATGAGGATACCAAGTTTGGCTAAATCCTTCTGCTGCTCTAGTTACTTCATCTACAACATAAAAACGTTTTAGCACTACACTAAAATCATTTGCTGCATATTCATCTACCAAATGAGGCAATTCAAAAACATCGCCTGGCATAATTTTTCTACCTAATGTTTTAACACTTGCATTTATATGCATTGTCATAAACAGTGTGTCATTTTGTAAAAATAAACCAAATTGGCTTAAATCAAAATCTTGGTCTTGTACATTGTAATGTGCTCGCACTGTATAAATGTCTTCGTCATATTTTCTATCACGATTTTCTAAAAATAGCAAGTCTTGTATATTTGTTTCTTGAACAACATCATATGCTGGTTGTTCTGGTGTAGCATCATCAGGACTAACTGATTTAGGACCTAGATACTTGTGTATCAACAAGTCGGTTCCACCTACAGTGAATTGTTCATAGATCATTTTGTCTAAGAATTCGTAATCATGTGACCTCTCCGGTCTATATAAACTCAAACGTGGCATATGTATATTTAGCATAAATACTATTGGAGAACATCATGGCAGACAGTAACCTAACAACACAAAAACAACAAGTATTTGATTATGTAAATGCATTCCTTGGCGGAGGAATGGTTGATGTAGAACTTGATCCTATTCATTATGAAACAGCATTGACAAAAGCATTGACAAAATATAGACAACGAAGTGAAAACAGCGTTGAAGAAAGTTATGTTACAATAAAATTTAATCAAGATCAAAACGTATATGAATTACCTCAAGAAATTATTGAAGTAAGAAAAATTTACAGACGCAGCGTTGGCAGTAGATTAGGTGGCAGTGCTGACGGCGGAAGTTTGTTTGAACCATTTAACCTAGCATACACAAACACATATTTGTTAGCAGGTTCGGGTATTGGCGGCCTAGCCACATATGATTTCTTTGCTCAACAACAAGAATTAGTTGGACGTATGTTTGGTAGTTTTATTGAATTTAAATGGAATCCAACAACTAGCAAACTAACTATTTTACAACGTCCAAGAGCAGAAGAAGAAGCATTGTTGTATTGCTATAACTATCGTCCTGACATGCAATTATTGTCAGACTATAAAGCAAGTCAATGGATTAAAGATTATACACTAGCAAGTTGTAAATACATGCTAGGTGAGGCACGTAGTAAATTTGCTACTATTGCCGGACCTGGGGGCGGAACATCGTTAAATGGCGATGCACTTAAAGCAGAAGCACAGCAAGAAATGGAAAAACTAGAAAATGATCTAGCAATGGCTGTTGCAGGCGGCACAGGTTACGGATTCTTGATTGGATAATATAAAAAAAGTAATTACAGGAGGATGTAGTTTTACAGCAGGATCTGAATTATCAGATTGGGATGCTTCACGACCTACAATAGGAATTTTACGACCACGTAGTAATTTTACATGGGCTAATTGGGTACAGAAAAAATTGTATAAAAATGCTACTGTAGATAATACTGCAATACCTGGCACAGATTATGGAAGTTGTGTTAGACGAGTAATTTATCAAACAAACAAAATGTTAAAATCATACAAAGCAGAAGATATAGTTGTTTTGATAATGTGGACAAGTATTTTACGTAGAGAGTATCCTAGAATAAAAGATATTTCATTAGGACAAGATCATGAAGATAGATTTTGGAGTTCTCTGCCGTCAGACGGCGAAAGTTTACCGAGTAGTTTTGCATTTAACATGTCACGTAAGGCAGGTTTAGAACGTAGGCAACTTATATCAGATGAATACCTATCTCGTACACTAATTGAGTTTTATACACGCCGTGCAACTGCTGATAACCATATATATTATCCTTTACAACAATTAGAATATCTAACAAACTACTTGAAATTGCACAATGTTAAATTTTATTACACTTGTGCTTTTAATGATTTACTAAGTCTAAAACACCATTATCCTAATATTTTCTTTGAAGATATGAAACAAAGATTAGATTTATACAACATATTACATACAGAAGAAAATTTAGGATTTTATGATTGGGCAAAGAAAAACAATTATAAATGCGGCAAAGGATCAGATCATCCTTTAGAAGCAGCACACGAAAAATGGGCAGATTTATTTTCTAAATATATTATTGACAAAAACAAGACAATATAGTATATTAAATTATGCGTAAAAAATTATTGGTAATTGGTCACGGACGTCACGGCAAAGATACCGTGTGTGAAATTTTAAGAGACAAATATGGTTATAGTTTTGAAAGCAGCAGTGCTTTTTGTAGTAAACTTTTTATCTATGACTTGTTAAAGAAAAAATATAACTATGACAGTGAAGAAGAGTGTTATGCTGATAGACACAATCATAGAACCGAATGGTACAATGCTATTAGTGATATGAATGCAAAAGATGCTGCAACATTAGGTAGAGCTATTTTTTCAGAACACGACATTTATTGCGGACTAAGAAACAAGCGTGAATATTTTGCAATGCGTAATACCAATGTTTTTGATTATGCTATTTGGGTTGACCGTAGTGACTATTTGCCTAAAGAATCTACAGACAGTATGACACTAGAACCGTGGATGGCTGACTTTTATATTGACAACAATGGAACTCTTGCTGACTTGGAGTTTTGGGTAGACGAACTGTACAAAGGCCAGTTATATACGTAGATAACCCCTCAAAACCGCTATTTTACCCTAGATCTGCTAAATAATACTATAATAACATTGTTTAGGAGAACAAAAAAATGGCATTAGTATCACCAGGTGTAGATGTCCAGGTAATTGACGAGAGTTTCTATACTCCGGCTGAACCAGGTACAGTACCTATTATATTTGTCGCTACTGGCGAAAATAAACTAAATGGTGCAGGAACAGGAATTGCTCCAGGTACCACAAAAGCAAATGCCGGAAGACCATACCTACTTACTTCTCAGCGTGAACTAGTAGATACATTTGGTGATCCGACATTCTATGTAGATAATAATAACAATCCAATCCATGGCGGAGAGCAAAACGAATACGGCTTGCAAGCAGCATATTCGTATTTGGGTGTAAGCAACAGAGCATATGTAGTACGTGCAGACATTGACTTAAATGCAATAAATGCAAGTGCAACTGCTACAACTGCTAATCCTGCAGATGGAACATATTGGTTAGATACTGCGAATAGCAGATACGGAATTTTTGAATGGGACGGTAGTGCTGTCTCTTTAACAAATACTACAGGACAAAGTTTTACAAATAAAACACCTATAGTAATAACAGATTCAACAAAAGTTGTTGGCAGCGGCGATTATACGCCAAAAGGAAGTGTTGGTGCTGTAGGTGATTACGCTCTAGTAGTTCTTACAACAGTTCCTACATTGTATTATAAATCACCAGGCAATGGCTTGATTGCAGCAGGCACATGGGTAACAGTAGGTAGTGCAGACTGGAAAGCAAGTTGGGCAAGTGTAACTGGTACAGCAGATGTTAGCGGTACTCCATTTACACCAGGTGATACTCTTACAGTAAACGAAACTGACGGTACAACACTAATTGCAACTTTCCCACTAA